AATGGGACAGTATTGCAAGTATTATTTGGCGGTCGTAGAATAATGATTATAGGATAATGAGCCGTGAACAACGGCTCATTGAGAAAGTAGAATTTTATTTAGTAGGTTTTATTTGTTTCCCTGTGTCGAATTCATAGAACTTATAATTTAATCCACACAACCAAAACAATTCTCTATCAATTAAAGTTGGTCTGCCAATTGTTAGTGCAAGTATCTCGGAAAGATCACACCATGGATAATAATAATTTTTACCGAAATACTTTTTTCTTTGAACTAGAACAATTCTTGCTTCTAGATTTTTTAATTTAACAGATTTCATAGTAAATAAAGGATTGGTGCAAATACCACCGTCATAATAACAATCGCAATTAATAATTCGCTATCCATTATTACCCCCTAAATTAGTTTTTTCATCATGTCCATAATTATTTTTAGAACTATATACTCTTGCCCAAGCGTAATTACTTAATGCATTACCAAGCCTAAATAACATTTTAAATATTAATATTCTCATCTTTTATTCATCCTCCATTTTCTTAGTAAGTTCTTCTATAAATAGAACAGGGGCATGAAACCCCTGTCCTTCAGATTGATTAAGCAACTTTCTTAGTTTTATTTTTAGACATCTTTAAAAGTTTTGATAGTCTATGCTCAATAGGTTTAAAGTTTTCCTCTATGTATTCTTTGAGATTTCTATCGGATATCAAAGTATCGAAATCACTTTCTGTTAGATTTGTTAATGATGTTAGATAGGATATAGTTTCTTCAACCCTTTCATCAACACTATTGATTTCAATATAATCTTTGACAGGTTTAAAATCACTTTCTTCTATAGTAGGTGGTGAAGTTATTTCACCTTCTTCTATTTGAATACTAGGTTTTTCTTTTGTAGGTTTATCTATAAACTTATTATGCATATCCTCAACTTTAGATATGATAAGTCTATTACCTTTTTTATCCTGTAGTTTATCATCTGTTATACTTATCTTCTTATGAAAAACTAATTGACTACCCCTTGATACTCTACTATTCATAGTATCGTAAGCATTTCTACTAATGCCTAAGGTATCATCAAAAGGATAACTTGCTAAGATATATTTTCTTACTGCTTTTATCTCTTTGTTCTTGTCTTTATCTTTGTAGTTTGGATATACATGATTAGCCACATAATCCATTAAATTAATTGTTGACTTAGAATTTTCTGCTTTTCTAATATCAACAATGTTTTTATCAATGAGGGAAATTAATTGTTGGTCTACTTCTTTTTTCTCTACTGATATTTCTATTGTCTTAGTCATAATGATATAGTCCTTTCTGTATTATCATAATTTTATTATGCATACATTTTTATAGATGTCAAGAAAAAAATATTTTTTTTTTATTTTTCTTACTGTGTAAGATTTTATCTGTGACATTTTGGCACTTGCTTTTTGTTTTTTATTATGATAAGGCATTATCTTTTATTGCGTAGAACAATCAACTCAGCGAATACACTATCCACTAATTCCTTTTTTTTAGATTGGTCTTTATCATGATAATCGTTTACCTCTTCTAACTTCCAAACAAAAATTTTACTACCTATATGTAATCTATAAACAGGAAAATCATAAATTTTATCAAAACTATCCCATTCATAAAAACTATCAAAAGGTTCTTCTTGTGTTGCCTTTTGTATTAACTCATTGATTTTACTGTATTTATTCATTCATCACCCAATCCGCAAACATTTTTAATTCTTTTTTTGTAGCATTAGATTTCATGGTGTTTGCTTTCCATGATATCCACATTACATTCCCCTCGATATAACCTTTTGAATTATCTATCCTATCTAAACTAGGTTTATATAATTTATTTTTTTCTTTAGAATTAATTATAAATTTATTTTTAAATACAGGGCAAGTATAATTACATTCATCTAATAATTTTATTAAATATTCTATAGTAATATTATATTCTAGTTTTCTTTTTGTTGCCCTGTTTTTACAATCTTTACTAATTCTCATACATAGTCCTTTAATTGTGCTAGATAAAACATTATCCCAATACTTTTTTTTGACTAATGCAATTCTTTTAGGATGTCTATCTCTATACCTTTTAAATCTAGCCAATTCTTTTTCTGAACATTTATTCATTGATAAAACTTCATGTATATAAATATTACTAATACATATGCAATTGGTATAGATAGAAATGCAAATATAATTAAATATTCTTTTATATTTTTATTCATTCCATGTCCTGTTCTATATTATGTATATCACCTAGTAAATCTAATGCAGTCATACGCACCTTATTTAATTTATCCTTGTCTATACTTTTGTTATTCTCTTCAACCAATTTCAAAAAGATTCTTATAAAATGTATTAAATCTAAATCTAATAATTTTATATACTTATCTTTACTTTTTGAGTAATACTCATATTCGCTTTCTAATATATCTATGGGTACTGCTCTTTTTTCTGCTACCGCTTGTATTGTTAAATTATCATCTAGTTTCATTGTTAGTCCTTTCTATTTATTAATCTAGTACAAAACCAGAATAATCTTTTTTCGCTTGTCCTTTTGCAATTAATCCGCATATAACATTTTTATCATCTGTAAATCTTAAATCTGTTTCATCTGCATTAATTACTGTGTACCCTTGATAAGTTTTAGGTAAATATTTTCTAAATACTGCTGAAATATTCCCTTTCATTTTCAAAACTTCAAAGGCTAGTTCTTTGTTATCCTCATTAAGACTATAAGTTAAATGATAATTACTAGGTAATTGACCATTAACATACATTTTCATACGTTTATATATTTTAGTGTAGTCATAAAATTGTACGTTTGGAAAATCTGCCATAATTCCAGTAGTTTCCCATGATATATCACTAGTACCATTTAAACGAATACAAGGAACAAAACCTTTATTACTACAATTTTTTATATGGTTAGTTATTTCTTTTTTTAATTGTGCTATAAAGGTATTACGTTCTTGAATATACCACCTTGTCTTATTTATTCTGCCTTGTTGTACATTATTAAATGCACCATGACCCGCAGTATATAAACAAGCTTTTTTGCAGCCCTCACTAGCCATAGGGCAAACTTGAAACCCAGATTGAGTACTAGGGGCAAGATATAAAATAGCGGTCTTATAACCTTTCTTTTGCCCCTTAACAGTCTTAGCATTATTATCAATGTTTAATAACTTCTTTGATTTAATATATGGTAAATTTTTAATCATAATATTCCTTTCTATTATTTAAAGACTTTCAATATAATCTTTTAAGTCATCACCAAAATTATATTCTTTTGAATTATTAATCCAATTAATAATATCTTGATGTAAATCAAATACCCCAGAAAATTCTTTTAATATCATATATCCATATAAATAACAAGAATTATCATGGTTATTATGTTCAAAATATAATCCATTTGCATTATCATAAACAATCATATTTTTAGTTTTATCAATTTCAGTCATAAATACAACCTTTCATATTTTTTATCATTTGTCAAGTATTAATCTAAATAACTTTTTATTCCTCGCAATATTATATAAACTATTAATAATACTATTAATATTATAAAATCAATATCCATTTAATTCCCTTTCCATTTTTAATATATCTTTTTTAAATTTTGGCATAATATCGTAAATATATTCATTAAAATTACCTTTAATGTCATAATATTTTATTAGCCAGTTATTATGATTTTCTGCAGTCATTTGAACTTTGGTAGGCTTTGATTGATTTTCTTCAAATAATTCAATTATCTTTACATTATAATCAAATATACAGGTTGATTTGCTTGGTGTTTTATACATTATTTATTATACCTTTCTATTAATGATTTTTATTTAGTCCTTGCAATGCTTCATTATATCCAATAATAAACCCTAATAATTCTTGTTTATTATTAAATCTTTTTATATCTGTGCAATATTGATTATAACCTAGATTTATTGAATATTCATTAAAAGATATTCCCTTTTCTTTGATTTCTTGTGCTGAATAGTGGTTAAACCCATACTTTTCAAGATAATCTTTAAATATTCTGCATTGATTGGCGTAATAATATTTATTATTGCCCGATAATCTAAAATTAACCCCTTTCTTATTCTCTCTATATTCTTTTTCATTTCTCTTTTGTATTTCTGTTATATTTAACATTGTTGTATTTGCCTTTCTTTTATTATGTAGTTAACAATAATTTCTTTTTCATTAGATGTCATCTTAGAAATATCCCAATATGAGGATAAACTGTTAATAATTCTACCCCCTTCACCTTCAAGATAGTCATTTAACATTTGATTTAATACTTTTTTTGTAGGCTTTAATTTTACATTATCGTATGTAGTTATCATTTTTTATTCTCTTTTCTTCTATCCTTTTTTAGGTATAGAGCATAACCCTAGGAGGAAAAGGGTTATACTATATATCTATTTTGTAAAATCTAGATAATTATCTAATGCTTCATCAGATATAATAATACTATCATTTTCCATTATATTACGCCCCTATTCCTTTTTACTATTATTTTTTCAATTAAATTATTAATATCTCTTTTTTCTTCATTAGTGAATTTATCACTATGTTCCATAATATTAAAGTAATAATCATCTAATGCATGAAGTAAAATACTTAATTGTTTATTGTTAAGTTTTTTTATGTTTATATTTTCCATAAAGATACAATAGCAAATATGAAATGTATGTCAAATAAATAATTGGTCAATATTGTCACACCCTAGCTAAGAACTTTTTAGGATAAATCTGCCAATATGAAGTATGATATTTCTTACAGTGTAAGATATGATATGAGATATTTTATTTTATAAATGTGATTGAAAGTATGAAATATAGATTTATACATTCTTGCTAGAATTATGAGATGATGAAAGTATATTAAAAAATAATTATGTAATAATATATTACCTATACAATAAACAGTAATAAAACATTACTATATGATATTGTAATAAAATATTACTCTATACATACACCATGCATGTGCCACCCCACCCCTATGTGCCTTATATATACGCCAACGTACTAAAATATTGGGTACACATTGAAAGTACATTTTCTACATATAGCAATATCTTCTACATATAGTGTCTGTGAGTTCCACATAGGTGTAACACACCCAACCTACAGTATATATATTACATGTTGTTTGCAGTTTTGTCAAGTATTATTTCTAAAAATACTACAGATATGGCGAAACTACTGTAATACCATTATGTCGCACCCTATATTAGGGTTGTAAAACTGCAAAAAGTAAAAAAAAGAATAAAAGTACTTGACAAATTTTAAAACAACAGTATATTTATAAAGTATAAGGCTCTAAAATTCAAGAAGTCACACACACATATAAGAACAACGAGCAAGGGCAGTACGATGAAGAGCCTATATTAACAAAAATCAATGAAATCAAAATCAACAGTAAACAAAGCAGGGAACTATACAAAGCCTACCATGCGTAAGGCTATCTTTAATCGCATTAAAGCAGGGTCAAAGGGCGGAAAGCCTGGCCAGTGGAGTGCGAGGAAAGCCCAAATGACAGCATTAGCCTATAAAAAGGCGGGTGGCGGGTACAAGTAATCCCTAAGAAACCCTTATACAAAGTTTATAAGACCAATTATGAAACAGGGGAGTTCTACATAGGTGTTACCTCCAAGTCAGGGGTACACTTTGATAACTATTTTGGTTCTAATACTACTGATTTAAAGATTATTGATAAAGATGTTTTGTTTATTAGTCACAATAAGTCTGATGCAAAGCTGATGGAGTTAATATATCAGTTAAAAAGCTTTTATGACAAAAGATGTTTAAATAAAATGTTGAATATTAGACTCAGAAGAGATTTTATAAAAAAGATTCCAAAGTTTAAAATAAATATAGATGACATTTCTCGTAGCTAACCTACCACCCACTAAGGTATGGGTTAAAAAACAATATCTCTACGACCATCAAAAGGGTCATGGTGAATTTGTAGAAGGAGTATGGGTTACTTGCAAATCTATCCAAGGAAGAGCGTTGTATTTTGAAACATACTTACCAGAGTATGGGGCATTATACGATAAGCTTCCTATTTCTGCATTTGTATCAGAACCTACAGACTTAGACCTACCTCTAGAAGAACTAGAACTATGGGATGCTTTTAGTTATCACATGACAGTGATTACAAAAGCGAGTATTGCAGGATGTAAAGCAAAATATCTAGCGCCTTCTAAGAAATGGCACTTAGGAGAATATTTATTTACCATAGATAACTGTCATTCCGATGATAATACATTGAATACAGGATATTCTGAAATACCAGAAGAACATAAATCATTTAATATCCTAGGATTAGATAATGGTCACTTTGCCGCACAACCGAATAACAGATGTTTGTTTTATGATAAATCATTGACACCTTCAGAATTAAAGACACCAGATTTTAAAGTATCAACAATAGAGTATAATGTTGAAACAGAAAGTAAATGGACAGCAGGGGATGACACCAATTACTTTTACAACCTAAAAGAAAATAAATAGTGCAAAGAAGACAAACAGAAGTTACGAATATAAACTTTGTACCTAAAAGAACAAGCATAGGTAATGGTAAAGTAAAGATGTCATCCATGAACAAACATAAACGTAGAAGTTATAAAAAATACAGAGGGCAAGGAAAATGAAACCAAAAGCAAGAGCAAACGTAAAAAAGGTAGCTGCAGGATTAGGCAAAGCAGTACAAGCACACACAGCACAAAGAAAACTTTTAAAGGCAGCACTTAAGAATGGCGGACCCAAGAAAAGGAACGGGTAAAAAACCCAAGGGTTCTGGTAGAAGATTATACACAGATGAAAATCCTAGAGACACAGTGGGAATCAAATACGCCACGACTGCGGATGCGAAGAATACTGTTCGTAAAGTTCGCAAGATTAATAAGCCGTATGCTAGGAAAGTTCAGATTCTTACTGTTATGGAACAACGAAGTAAGTTTGGTGGTAAACCGCAACAAGCAGCAATAGCAAAGAAAGCAAAAATACAATTAAAGAAAAAACATGGCACTAGCAAAATCACAAAGAAGTCTTAAATCATGGTCAAAACAAAAGTGGCGAACCAAGTCTGGGAAACCCTCTTCAAAGACAGGAGAAAGGTATCTACCAGAGAAAGCCATCAAGAGCCTGACATCTGCGGAATATGCGGCCACGACAAAAGCAAAGCGCCAAGGAACAAAGCAGGGCAAACAGTTTGTGAAGCAACCGAAAAGCATTGCAAAAAAAACTAGAGCATACAGGAGGGTATCATAATGATTGATAAAGTATGGAGTAAATGGACTGGTCTTAAGAAGAATGTTAAGATTGGTATTATTATAGTAGCAATAGTAGTAATCTACTGGTTTATAAAATGAACAATAACAAAATGAAATTTAATGATAAGTCCGATAACCGAAACAATCGGACTTACGACTTTGATGTTAAAAAAGCAGACAGAGATAATGATGGTAAAGTATCATCTTATGAAGCGACTGTAGCTAAAGCTATTAGTAAGTCTATGAAAAAACAAAAAGGCAAGGCATAATGTCATACGGAAGTAAAACAAAAAAACCAAAATCAAAAACAGTAATGATGATTGCTGTAGGGAAAATAAAACCAAAAAAAAATGGCACTAAGCGAAACGGAAAAAAAACAAAACTTTCTTAAAAAGCATGGACTTAAAAGATTTAATAGTTGTGTCATCCGTACTGAGGGTGGCAAGAAAGGTAAAGTCGGTATACTTGAGAACGGGAAGCCCCGCCTTATTCGCTTCGGTGACGCTTCTATGGGTCACAACTATTCCCCAGAAGCTAGGAAGTCCTTTAAAGCAAGGCATGGTAAAAATATTGCGAAAGGCCCAACAAGTGCTGCGTACTGGGCAAATAAATGTTTATGGGCAGGTAAGTCGGGTTCGAAGAAGTCTCCGCCAAAAAGCCAACGTGTTGTTAAAGGAGCCAGAAGTTAAACTATCTGGCAATGTTTTTAAAGCAAACAAAAACGAAGAAACAGTTACACAAATACAATTTAAAAAAGATTAAAAATTTATAGTGCCAATATATTCTTATAGAAATAAGAAGACTGGAAAAGTCTGGGATGAGTATCTATCGTATATAGATAGAACAAAGCCACTACGAAATAAAAGTGTAGAGATGGTGATAACTGCACCCAGACTTTCTTTTATTGAAAGGTCAGAACATAGCACAAGAGACAGAATGATAGATACTGCTCGTAAAGGAATGAAAGAAAGACAAGCTGAAGAAAAAGCAGGAATTAGAAAAAGTCCTGAATGGTTACAAGAAAAAACAGAAAAGCATTTACAGAAGGTGAGAAATGTTAGTTCCTGATAACGATAAAAAAGAATTAGACATAACTGAAAAGCAACAAACTTTTCTAGAAGCTTTATTTGGTGAAGCACAAGGTGACCCAAAAGTAGCAGGTGAGATTGCAGGTTACGCAGATTATCATCAACCTTTAAAATCTTTGAAGGATGAAATAATTGATAGAGCAGAAAAACTGTTAGCAGCCTTTGCACCTAAAGCAAGTATGGGTATGATAAATGCTTTACGAGAAGATGGTTCTACCCCTGGTGCGTCAATAAGAATGGAAGCGGCAAAACAAATATTAGACAGAGTAGGATTATCTAAAAGAGAAAAAGTAGATATCAATGCAAAAGTAGCACATGGTATTTTTATTTTACCTCCAAAAGAAAATGTCTGAAGAGACAGTTACAAGAGAAAGAAAAGGTAGAGTTATACCTTTAGGTTATAAAGTTTCACAGGAAGATGAAAAACTTTTAGTTCAGATTCCCGAACACATGGAAATGATAGATAAAGCAAAAAGTTTTATAGACAACGACTGTAGCTACAAAGAAACTGCAGAATGGTTATCACATCATACAGGTAGAAAAATTACAGGTATGGGGTTAAGAGAAGTTTTAAAGAGAGTAATACATAAAGGGTGGTAGAAGAACCTAAACCTAAAAAAAGTGGTAGAAAAAGAAGAACTAGCGTTAATGCTCCTCTTACAATTAAAGAGAAGAAAGCTAGAAAATCAGCACAGGACATGCTTCGTGAAAAAAAACACGAACTTGAAAAGGCACAGAAAAACTTCTGGGCCACTAAAAACAAACTCAAAGACATTGACGAAGTTTTTGATGGCAAGAAGCAAATCATTGAAGAAAATAAAATTGAGGAAGCTTCTCCAAATATCAAGGCTGCATTAAAAGATAAAGATATAATTTTTGAACCTAATGATGGCCCACAGACACAGTTTTTAGCAGCATCAGAAAGAGAAGTATTTTATGGTGGAGCAAGAGGTGGTGGTAAATCTTACGCAATGTTGGTTGACCCACTTCGTTATTGTCATAAACAAAAACACAGAGCATTATTAATTAGACGTACAATGCCTGAGTTGAGAGATTTAATTAATCACTCACAACAACTTTACTCTAAAGCTTATCCTGGTGCTAAATGGAGAGAGCAAGAAAAAGAATGGAAGTTCCCTTCAGGTGCTAGAATAGAATTTGGATATGCTGAGAACTTAACTGATGTACTTCGTTACCAAGGACAATCATATACTTGGATTGGAATAGATGAACTACCGCAATATCCAACAGAAGATATATATAATTTTCTACGTTCATCACTAAGAAGTGTAGACCCTGATATTCCTGTTTATATGAGAGCAACAGGAAATCCTGGAAACGTAGGTTCAATGTGGGTTAAGAATATGTTTGTTGACCCATCAACACCTAATACAAAGTTTAATATAGAAATAAAAACACCAACAGGTATTAAAAAAATATCAAGAAGATTTATACCTGCCAAGCTTCAAGATAATCCTTACTTGATGCAAACAGATGATTACTACGCAATGTTAGCATCTTTACCTGAAGTACAAAGAAAACAATTCTTAGAAGGTAACTGGGAAGCATTTGAAGATTCATCTTTTCCAGAATTTAACAAAGAAATACATATTGTTAAACCTTTTGATATACCTAGAAACTGGATGAGATTTAGAGCAGCAGACTGGGGATATAGTTCACCTGCTTGTTGTTTATGGTTTGCAATAGATTTTGATAATAATATATTTGTGTACAGAGAATTATACACACAAAAAATTACAGCAGATATTTTTGCTAGAAAAGTTTTAGAACAAGAACAAGGAGAGTACATAAGATACGGAGTACTGGATAGTTCTACTTGGGCAAGACGAGGAGATATAGGTCCTAGTATCGCAGAGACTATGATACAAGAAGGATGTCGTTGGAGACCTTCTGATAGGAGTCCAAGAAGCCGTGTAGCAGGTAAGTTAGAGTTACATAAAAGATTAAGAACTGACGAAGAAACAGGATATCCATCTTTGTATTTTTTTGATAACTGTGTTAATTTAATTAGAACATTACCTATGTTACCTGTAGATAAAAATAATCCTGAAGATGTAGATACACATGCAGAAGACCATGCTTATGACGCACTAAGATATGGTTGTATGAGTAGACCAATACATCCTGTATCAAAAAAGTTTCACGATTTTGGAGTAGGGCAAACAAGAGATTTTAAACCTGCCGATAAAGTTTTTGGATATTAATGAAAGATATTAAAATAGGATATAGAAATTATAAGATAAAAACTTTAGATTCTATCGTATCAAAGTGTAATGAAATAAATGGACAGTTTCTTGCATCCGATGGAATGATAGCTTTATCACAAACAGAAGATGATATATCTCATACTAATACTTTAATACATGAAATACTTCATGCTATAGTATATCAGTGGGGAATAGAATTAGATGATAAAGAAGAAGAAAAGATTTGCAACACTCTTGCGAATGGACTAACAACTGTATATGTAGATAACCCTTGGTTACTACCTTATATACAGAAACAACTAAAAGGAGACAAATAAAATGGCAATAATGAAACAATACAAGCAAGGCGAACTACCTGAGAACATGTATGGAAACGAAGCCTCAAAGCAGGGCGATTCCAAAACTAATGTTGTAAAAGGTGCTACAGCTTTACCTGCAGATGATTACAGTGAAACAGATGTAAACGCAGGTAGAAAAGCAAAAAACACTGTAGATAAAAAAGTCTTTTCACTAGCAGACGAAAGAGATTATTAAGAGATAGATAATGCCACACGATAACACAAGTGGCTTGACTTCTGAATCTGATGAGGTAAGTTCTTTATCAGAAGAAAAAGATAAGTCTTATAGTAATCTAGGTTATTTAATTGAATCTAGACTAAAAGAATCAGAACAGGCTCGTCTTTATGATGAGAAAAGATGGTTAAGGTCGTATAGAAATTATAGAGGAATCTATAGTTCTGATATGGCTTTTCGTGATTCTGAAAAGTCTAAAGTATTTGTTAAGATTACAAAGACTAAAGTTTTAGCTGCATATGGACAACTAATAGAAGTTTTATTCTCACAGGGTAAATTTCCTATTGGTATATTTCCAACTACTGACCCAACAGGTACAGAAAAATACGCACATATAAAACCAGATAATATGCAGAAGAGTCCTCGTATGGAGGACATCTACGGGTTTGAAGGTGATGGTAGAGAAATAAGTCCGGGGTCTACTGCTAATGAAATATTAAATGGATTAGCAGAAAAGTATCAGAACGCAGGTTTTGAAAAAGGTGCTGCACCTGATTTAAAAACTATGCCTCAGATAGAACCTGCAGAAGAAGCTGCAAAAAACATGGAGAAGTTAATCCATGACCAGTTAGAAGAATCTCACGCAATATCAGTAATGCGTCATGTATTATTTGAAATGTGTTTACTTGGAACAGGAGTTTTAAAAGGTCCTTTTAACTACGAACAATCAGTACATAAATGGGCATTAGATGATAACGGAGAAAGAACGTACTCTCCTGAAGTTAAGTTAGTACCAAGAGTCGAAGCTGTTAGTTGTTGGGATTTATATCCTGACCCCGATGCTGTAACTATAGATGATGCTGATTATGTTATACAAAGGCATGTGTATAATAGAACACAGTTAAGAGATTTATCTAATAGACCTTTCTTTAGAAAAAGTGCTATTGAAGAATGTCTATCTGTAGGACCAAACTATGAAACAAGAAGTTATGAAACTGCATTGTATGATAGAGAAAATCAAGAAGAGTTTAATAAAAATAGATTTGAAGTACTAGAATACTGGGGTGTTATGGATAAACACTTCGTAGAAGAAACAGGTATTGAAATGCCTGAAAGTATTGATACTGAGTTAGATGAAGTACAGATTAACGCATGGATATGTAATGGACATATATTAAGATTAGTTCTTAATCCTTTTACTCCTGCGAGAAATCCCTTCATGGTATGTCCTTATGAAATCAATCCTTATCAATTCTTTGGCGTAGGCATACCTGAAAATATGGATGATGCTCAAACAATTATGAATGGTCATGCAAGAATGGCTATTGATAATTTAGCATTAGCAGGTAACTTAGTTTTTGATGTAGACGAAACTATGTTAGTACCAGGTCAAGACATGACTGTATTTCCTGGAAAAATATTTAGAAGACAAAGTGGACAAACAGGACAGTCTATTCATGGTTTAAGATTTCCAAATACTGCACCTGAAAATATGCAGATGTTTGATAAATTTAGACAACTTGCAGATGAGTCTACAGGTATACCTTCTTATTCACATGGACAAACAGGTATACAATCTACCACTAGAACAGCCTCAGGCATGTCAATGTTAATGGGTGCTGCCGCATTAAATATTAAAACAGTTATAAAAAATGTAGATGATTATTTACTAAGACCTTTAGGAGAAACTTTATTTCATTGGAACATGCAATTCAATAAAGATATTCCTGATATACAAGGTGACTTAGATATTAAAGCACAAGGAACTACATCCTTAATGACAAAAGAAGTTAGGTCACAAAGATTGATGACATTTATGCAAGTAGCATCAAATCAATTCTTAGCACCTTTTGTTAAATGGCATAGTATTATTAAAGAGATTGCAAAGTCAATGGACATTGACCCTGAACAATTAGTTAACGACCCTGAGAAAGCTGCAATCTTTATGAAGATGATGGGAGATATGAATGGAAATCAACAAACTGAAGGCCTTGGTCAGCAACAAGGCGGTATGGGAAATACTGGAGAAGTACCTGCAGGAGCAGCTAACACAGACACACAAGGGTCTGGAGGTGGCAACATCGGAGTCGGAACTCCACAAACTCCAGGGGAAGGCGGGTTTACTGCACCAGATACTCAACCTCAAGGAACAACTTAAAAAGTAAATGGCACTATCAGACGTATTAAAAAAGTATGGTGACAGTACAGCAACAGAAGGTATTATGTTTCCTTCTGCAGGAGTACAATCTGTAACAACAGAACAACAAGTGTATGATTCTACGACAGATGGTATCATGACTGTTACAGGCCAACAATACTCTTTACCTACATATAAAGGACCAACTGCTACTGTGCAATATGGTGGAGAAGATGAAGGATATCCTCGTATGTTACGTCAAATAGAACAAGGCGAACTACCACAATTTAAACAAGAAGATTTTCCAAAAAAAGGTGAAGGTGTAATGACACCCTCTACACCTGTAACACAACCTGTAGAAACTACTCCAGTACAACCTGAACAACCTGCAGTAGACCCTTGCCCACCAGGATATAAATTAATTGGTGGTGTATGTCAACCCATACAACAAGATAGAGGTAATAATAGACCAACATTTACTGGACCTAAAATTTCTAAAGAAGGTATTATAGATGGATATGAATCTGCATTAAATAGAGCAGAAGGTTCTATGTTAGCAGGTGGATTAAACTCTAATAGAATGATGCAATTAGAAAATCAATTTGGTGCAGAAGTTGTTGCTGAAATAGGTAAAGTAAATCAAAAATATAATAACAGAGGTGTTCAAATAAAAGAAGAAGACCCTGCTGAAATTAAGAGATTACAAACAGTTTATGGTCAAGATAGAATAGACCAAGATTATACTTTTAGTAATGGTAAATATTATAGAATAATAGCTACATCGCCAACACTACCTGAATTAGCAGGAGATGCAGGTAGAGCAGTAGGAGAAATAATAAAAGGTGTAGTAGAAACAGGACCAATAATACCAAAAATAGTAAATGACTTTGTAGATTATTTTAATAAAGATAAACTTTCAAAAGACTTTGGTAAACTTACAGGTGCAGATACTTTTGGACAATTACAAAGAAATATTGATGTAGCAAATTTAGATATTGCAGCAGCTACAGAAGCATTACAACAAATAGCAAATTCTACAAAATATAGAGAAGAAAGAACAGATAAACAAATAGATGGTGATATACGAGCACAACAAAGAAAAATTGAAAAAGCAAAACAAACCATAGAAGAAAGCAATGATATGATGCAAGGAACAAGTGCAAAAAAAGATAGAGAAATAGCAGCAGGAATAGCTAGTGATATTAATAAGGGACGTAAGTCAGCAGAACAAAGAATAAAAGAATCAGAAAATAGAAGAAAAGCAGAAGCTGAAAAACCTGATGCACAAAAACAAAAAGAAAAAAATCAAAGAACAAAAGACTTTAAAAAACTATCAAAAGATTTAAGTAGTTTTAGAAAAAACTTTATGTAAGTAGGAGATAAAATATGGAAGAAGAAATGAGACAAGGTATGATGGGTGCAGATGTTCAATCTGACACAACACAGCCTATGGAAGTATCAATATCAGCTAGTCAAGTATCTAGCAATTTACAAAATTTAAGTGAAGAAGAACAAAGATTAATTACACAATTAAATGTTCCTCAATTTAGAAATTTTATGTCAAAAGTTTTTGGTTCAGAGTTTGGTAGAATAATGGAAGTATCTATACCTGAACCACAAGTGGCACAGCCACAACAAACAGTTTCACAACAAAGTGAAAGTCCTGCACCTATGACAGGTCAGGGCATGATGACGCAGCCACCCGTTACAGCGTAACGGCCCTGCATATAGGGGGCGACCTGAATCCAACAGCACCCCGAAGGAGAATAAATGGAACAAGACAATAAAGAAACTCCTGTTGTAGAAGAAAATTCCGAAGCAACAGAAGATGTCGCAACTCCAACTCCATATAAGCATCCGAGTAGGAACTTAATGGACAAGGAAGTCGAAACAACAGCTACCGAGGAATCTAAGGAAGAAACTGACGAGAAGAAACCTAAAGAAGACCGCCCTGTAGGAGTAGAAGATGCCG